GTTGCATACGCATGGCGTTCTGCATCAGGTCAGGCGCTTGATAAAGCTGCTGCTGCGGAATGCTGATGTTGTAGTCAACCATTTTGCGCGCCCACCAAGTTAGCCAAAGGTATAGTTCGGCGTATTCGCAAAACTATTGGAGACGTTTGATAACAAATTGTTATAGCTGGGGGTAGGAACGCCGCCGCCACCATATTGGGACGCGCGCATGTTGTTCATCATGTTGTAGCCCATGTATGAATTCATGCCGCTGCTCAACGCATTGTTAATTGCGTTGCCGGTGTTGATGTACGCGCCTGCGTTAGCGGAACCCGTTGCCGCTGCTGCCTGCCCCAAACCCTGCCCAAGCTGTCCTGCCGCGCCAGACAAGTTAGTACTGGCCCCTCGACCGCTTTCTATCAACCCCGTCAGCGGCGCAAGCTGGTTGTTGCGGTTGGTCTGATAACGGGTGTACGCGTTACCGTATTCTTGGCTTGCCAAATCCTGCCCAAACCGCGTCGCGCCCTTAAGAGCTGCGCCGGACAAAAGACCGCCGCGCGCAGCGGCAGACCGCTCCAGCGCCTTCATGCCTTCCGATATACGAAACGCATACCCAGGATCGGCCTGATAATCGGCCATACCAAAATCGCGACCGTATTTTCCGAAGTCGGGATTGTTGGGGTCTACCGTAAGACCTTCGCCACCATTAGATTTTAACCCAAGCAGGGTCATCATTCGGTTCTGAGCCGTAATGCCAGCTTCGCGAAACGGCGCTTGAAGCTCAACCTGTTTGTCAAACATTCTTTGCTGCGCAGCCGTAGACGCAGCAATTCCTTCTTTCTGCGCGTCCGCAGCTTTGTTTGCGCCGTAGATAGCTGCGCCTGCGCCAAGGACGCCTGTGGCGATTGCGGCAATTGCAAAACTCATGGCTAACCTCTTAGCTGCGATTGTGCAGCACATAAAAGCTGCGTATTGTTTGCGCCGCCCAGCAGTTCGTCGGCTTTTGACTCGGTAAGTTCTTCCACAAGCTTGTCAAGGTCCACTGTATCAGTTGCGTGGATCGTGGTCCAGATGGCTTCTTCGACAGCGTATATCGCGCGTTTGGTGCCTGGCTGCGACAAGACCGTTGCGGGCGCTTTAAGCTCTACCGTGTCCGTGTCGCCCACCAAATATATGTGGCCTTTGGACAACATGCTTAGATGGCACGTCTTGTGGACCGCGCCCGTCAGCACGACGCCGGTCGGGATCGTCATCTCGCGAAGATAGACGCCCGGCGCAAAATGATGTTTGACTGGGCAATCGACTTGCGGATGCTCTTGCATGACGGCTTCTAGCGCCGCAACTTTACGGCGCGCTTCGCCAAAATCCGACTCGTAGAATGCCTGCCGGTAGTCCAAAAACAGTTCTTCGTCGGCCTTGATGTCGCGGGCCGCCATCAGCACCAAGTCGCCCTCAAGCCGCACCATAAGGACGTTGGGGTTCGGGTCGTGGTTCGTAAACCGCCCGGCTTCCGTCCGCAGTCCATCAACTTGCGCGAGACTTACGAGGTCACCTGATTTGAAATCAACCTCGGCAAACGTGCCGATCCCATGCACAGGCGACGGCGCAAGACGAATTGGGTCGCCTGTTTTAATGTGGCCGAGATCGGTCAACGACGCCATGTCGGCTTCGGTCAGGCCATGTTCCGTCAAGAACAATTCGTAGTCTGTCACGGCGCGAGCGCCGTAATCTGCGCCTGAAGCGCCGTAAGCTGGGCCTGAAGTTCCGCCAGCGTGGGCGGTGCGGGCGGAACTGGTTCAGGCGGCGCGGGCGGGGGAACGTAAGGTGCGATGGCCCCAAGCGCCGTTAGCTCGGCG